AATAGGAAAATCTAATATATTAAGATAGTATAAATGATTGTTATTATTTTTATAAATAAATTTGAGACCATTTAAACCAATGAGTTCACTGTTAAGTCGAATAGCCGATGGATAATCGGGAGGTGATTGGTTTAAGTCGTTTCCTAACATTAATAAGGAAACTACTATGAGAAAATCTATTCTCGCAGGCGCCATCGGCGTCTTAGCATTAACTGGCTGTGCTACAGGTCCTAGCGACTACGAACGATATGCACAAGCTCAAGAAAACATTGCTCTAGCAAAAGCAGAAGCAGAAGCTGCAAAATATAAAGCATTAGAAACTATTGCTCTTAAAGGTGACGCTGGCGCTAGTGCAGTGGCTGCAATGGGCATTGCTATGGGAGGCAGCATCGGAGTTGGGCCTCGCGAACCGCAAATAATTCAACCTAGATCTACTGCCGATAAACTATTGCCATGGGCATCACTGCTGGTACCTAGTTTGACACAGTTCTATTCAATTCAACAAAACACCGCGGTTCAACTTCGCCATAGTGATAACTCATTGGCAGGCAAGAAGTCTGACAACGGCATGATTGTTGATTTAGTGCAAGGTCGTATTCCTCCAGTTATCGGAACTGAGGATGATGTGCTTTTGTATCCAAGATAAAAACAGCCCCTTGGGGGCTGTTTGAATTACTAGGCAGCAATACTAGATGTTTGTAGACCTTCTACAAGAACCTTAAATGCTGTTAGTGCTTCTGCAATTGAGCTACACTTAACATAGCCACGGCGAGCTTGAAACTTGGCTTCAAAGCCATTTTGTTTGGCAACGTCTGCAAATGTACTACGGAAGTTTGCAGTATCCGCCTTGCCGGCATGCCAGATCTCAACAAAGAAATCTGTGCCGCTTGAATAAGGATGAATGCCTACATTAAGTCCTGTGCCTGCAATATTGTTAGCACTGGCATAACGACTAGTCACATTAGTGAACAGTCCGGGATTGTCTGTGGCTAGTTGTTGTACCCATTCTGATTTACTTTGATTAGCATCAGTGTTAGCAGTAACACGACGAACTTTCTTATCTTCTAAATCACTAGGACGGATCAACGGAATAAATTCGCAATGTGGCTTGGTTGTATTTTCAAAGATTACAACACTAACTAAAGTAATGCGCAATGGTGTGTTTTCGTTGAGCCACTTTACAAAGCCTTTGATTCGTTCATCTGCATCTTCGCAGATTAGCACACCATCATCACATTTTTTATCATACATGTAATAGGTAATTTTACTAGCGTGAACACTATCTAGCCATCCGCTGGCATCTTGACTTTCAACGACTAGAACAATTTCTTGTTCACTGTCGCGAATAACAAGATCCACACGCTTTGAATGAGTAGTGTGTTCTTCAGGTGTCACTGAGTATCCGTCTTCGTAGCTAAGGTCTAGTGCATTTAGCAATCGCTGTGAAGTTTCGGGATCGTTGGCAATAAATTTTGTGAAGGCCACTTCGCCGCCAAAGGCCTGTTTGATATCTGAACGTTTCATAGATAGAGTATAACATCACTTGACATTTTAGTTAAGAGAAAGGGCATCGAAGTGCCCATCTATTCTAATTAAATTACTATCTAATTAAAATGCTCTAGCGTATTGTAGACGCCATGCGTTAGTTTCACTGTCGCCGTAGCTTTGAGTATAACGAACACCCACTGCATCTTTAGCAGTTAGTTTCAATTTACCTTCTACACCATAACGATCAGTTTGGAAGTCCTTACCGCTGCTAAAAGCATTACGATATCTGTAGGTAAAATCCAAATCAAATACACTAGTCACTGGAGCAGTTACGCCTAGATCCACAGCATAATATGAAAAGTTATCATTACTCTTAATCTGTTCGCCTAGACGAACTTGTGTCCACGGCTTCAATTTAAAACTAGTTACTGGATTAAAATTGTAACGAACACGACCTTCTACTGAATTAGTAAGAGTACCGTTGCCTAGTTCTGTCTGACTGAAAGCGGCTTTACCTGAGTATTGCCAATTACCATCTTTGACTCCTAGCACAACTTCGGGAGCAATGCTGTCTGCGCCTGTTGCACGATTTTCTTGCCAGCTGGTTCCGACTTGAAAATATGGTTCGGCTGCTTGAGCCATGGTGACTGATGCAGCCAGAACGGCTGCTAAAAATAGTTGTTTCATTAATTTTCCTTTAGTTGTTTACTGTAACTTGGCCACCAAGCTACAACGTGCATTGTATAATAGCTCTATCGATAAAGTCAAGAAAAAAGGTTACCGAAGTAACCTTTTTGGTTGTTTATTTTACAAGGTAAGTCCTACCCCGGACCTGCTGTTTTTTAGGCAGCTAGAGCAAATCTGCTTTCATTAGCAGCACCGCGAACGGTGTTACCAGTGAAGCTCATTGCACTGAAGTCAAATGTATCTGCGTTTGCATTTACGAGTTTTGCTTGATTTACAGTCATCGCCTACTGTGTTGCCGTCTCTATTATCTCACCCTGTCGAAACCATGGCTCGCCCAACTAAGCACACTCGGCACTAAAGCCTTGCTACCAGAATACTCGGTTCGGAGTATGCTTAGGTGGACGAGGCGGGAGTCGAACCCGCGTCCAGAATGCCTTCACTTTGAAGGGATTACAACAATTCTTTAAAAAATGAAATGTATTACTAGAAATGTAATCAGTAATACTGTTACAATAAATTCATACGCTTTCACTTTTGTATCCTTACACGTTAGGCAGCTTGAATATTACTGGCCTGGGCGCCTTTAATGCCTTGCGTGACTTCAAACGTTACCGATTGACCTTCTTGCAAGCTTTTGAAACCCTGTGATTGAATCTGTGTGAAGTGTGCAAATAAATCTGCGCCACCGTTATCAGGAGTAATGAATCCAAAACCTTTGGCATCATTAAACCATTTTACTTTACCTGTTACCATTATTACTATTACCTTTTTAAAAAATTAATGTTTAGTCTGTGTGTGTAATTTTAAATTACTTCTTGCGTTTGACCGCACGTTTAGCCATTGCATTTACTGTCTTTGGCTTCGGCGGCTTTTTGCCTTTAAGGATCTGACTAACCCGACGTGGACTAGGCATTTTATTTCCTCTTCTTTAAACTGCGTCTTGCTGTGGCAGCAACTGAACGCTTGTGATGGGCTTTGAATTTAGCCATGATTACTTACGCTTCCGTAGTTGGCGGCGAACTGCTGCTTTTATACTACCGTTTTTTGCTCTGTATGCCATTTTTAATTTCCCCTTAAATTAACGTTTTTTTCTAGTTGCTCGTTTTGCAGCACTTTCCATTGGTGTTGGTTTTTTACGTGACATAGTTGTATCTCCGTTGTTCATAGTGTATTTAACTATCTTTTTGCTGAGTTGTCAAGAGTTTTGTATTTAAAATCATGTTCTCTGTAACCAATTTAGTAATTGTAGCTAATAGTATTAGCTTGTCATCTTCTGTGATGACGTCTTTGTCGAATTGATCAAGTATGCTAGAACCAATCATGCCCATGGCTTGTTCTTTACCATTGGTAAAAACTCCCCAATCTATTGGGTCGCCTTCTTCGTGTGCAAATGCAACTTCGCACAGTTCTCGTAATGTTATTTTAGCCATCCAATCCTCTCATTGTTATCTTTTCGTCTTTGATGTTCTTCAAGGCTCCCAGGAAAACGCCAAGCCCAAATGGCAACAACGGCCATAAAAATTGCAGTACTAATAATACCAATTGTTTTTACTCCTGTAAAAAACATTATCAATAAACTAGTCGTCATCATGGCCAGCATGAAGAACTTCATCTTAGTTGGAAATACTCGCTTCTCGCCCCAATTGGTCAAGAACGGTCCAAACAGCTTATGATTATATATCCAGCGGTGCATACGTTCACTGCCCTTGCTGAAACAATATGCCGCAAAGACTACGAAAATACTGTAAGGCAGTCCGGGGGTAATGACTCCGAGATACGCCATGCCAAGGCTTATAAAGCCTAGTGTCGTCCATAAAAACTTTTTCATTTTATTTGGCTGCAAGGTCTTGCAGCCCCTGTGAGTAAGTAGCATTGTTTAACAGAGTTAACACTTGTTTTCTGTTACCGGCTTTGCTGAAGCTAACGTGTATCCAGGGCAGTCTAGTGCCTGTGGTTTTGTACTCAAGCAATAATTGATCATAGATAATATTGTCTTTGATCCATAAGGCTATGTCGTAGTAGTCGGACTTCTGAACACCGCGGAACTGTAGATCTGCTGCCTGACCCAGTGGATGTTGGCTTCGAGGATTGCCAGACGGCGGGCGCCATGTATTGGTAATAAAGGAATTTGGATACTTAGCACGAATAGGTTCTAGACAGTTGATGGCTAGGAGTTTTAGATTACAAACTGTTTCACCTAGTGACAATACTGATACTGCCGCGCTTAATGGATTGTCAAAAGATACGTGTGGCTTGCGTGTTAACTTGCCTACTGTATAATTTGTACTTAATACAACTGCTTCTAATGCTGCACCAGAGAGTGGTGGCAAAGCGGGAGGTTGTACAATAAGTTCAACACCGCCGCAGGCTGTTGTTGGAGTACCTGTAAATTTACTAGGTGTCTTGTTGACATTTTTAGTAGCGGGTGGGTCAGCCACTGCTTGTTCTCTTTTACTGATAACTCCATTTTTCTTTAATGCCTCAAATCGTTTCTTTCCTTCGCCGGGTGTGTATGTATCTTCTTCATCTGCTTCAACTACCTGTCTAATACTAGGAATATCTTGATCAATGTCGTCGCCAACAAATACGTTGGCACTACCGCCTACACGCTGCGGACCACCTGCATCGTTGTTGCCGGTATAGTTAAATGGCTGATTATGAACAAGTACTGCTCTACTCCCATTTGCTGTTTTATCGGTAGCAGAGAAAGGAACTAATACCCCAACGTCACTGGTATTAACGGATACCAATAGATTATTTGCATACACGGTTGTATTGCCATCAGTCTTGATGACAATCTTTCCCGCAGTGTTTGCATCTTTAAAACGTTGGGCGGGTTTTACCATTAGCTTAATGCGATGCCTGTGGTAGACTCGATGAACTGTTTAGCAAAGACCTCATCAGTTGCTTCAGCTACAGTGACCGTGGTCTTTAATAGTTTGATGTCCTTGTTTGGACTTACCGTAAATAGATATGGCATTAGTCCTGGACCTTTTTGTCCCATACCAATAACCATCGGCTTTGATAATTTGTAATAAACTGGACCGTCTTCCACTAACTTAGCAACAATTTCTTCGCCGCTGGTTAGTTTAAGAGTGATGACTTCGCCTTCTGACACGCCTTTATTGATTAACATTTTAGTTTCCTTTTTAGTATCCGGAACCGTTGAATCCGGTTTCGTCGATATATTTTCTTAATTCTGTAAATCCGCCAATTACATTACCATTAATAATAATTTGCGGAACTGATCTTGCCGCTGGTACAGCTTCAAGCAATTGTTCTTTGGTAAATCCATCTCCAATCTTGCGTTCTTCAAACTTAACATCACGTTGTTTTAATAGTGCTTTTGCTTGATCGCAATAGGGGCAGTTATACTTGCTCCAAATAATTACATTACTCATTTTATTTCCTTAACTCGAATATACTATGCCACCGTTCTTGTCGGTGACTCTAACCATGACTGCGCCTTTTGCTTTCTTAGACAGAGCTGCTGAAATAGCAGATGCTTCAGTCCCGAATGTACCTAGCGTGGTCCAAGACTCATAAGGGCTTCTAGATTTAAATTGTGCTTTGAACATAGTTAAATGGCAGGCAATTCATCATAGTCTAGACTTTCGCTCATTACACCAATGACGTAGTTAGTAGACTCTGACTCTTGCAATGCTGTCTGTTTTTTACTGGTATCAGTATGCTTGTTGAACCAGGGGATGGGTGTAGACTTTGGAGCAGGGCTATTGTATTTGATGCCGATGTCTTTAAGGGCACCTACTGCTGTGTAGTCTACAAAGTCACGAAGGATGTTTGCGTTAAGACCAATAACTGGGCCCATCTTAAACAAATAGGTTGCCCAATCTTTTTCTTCGCGAATAACATCCATGTACAATGCGTATACTTCTGCCTCGCACTCTGCTTTGGCTTCTAAGAATCTTGGATCGTCTTTGATTACTTGATTGATAATATAAGCAGTCCAACCTTTGTGTAACAGCTCGTCTTGTAGAATCAAACTAATAATGTTGCCGTTGCCAATAAAGATCTTATTCTCAACCATGGCCAAGCTTGTAGCAAATGATACCATAAAGCGGAAAGCCTCTAACGCATAGCTGGCATGCAGGGCCATCCAAATTGCTTTGATGTGTTCCTTCTCTGTAACTGCTTGACCAAGTTCTTTACGACAGTTGATAACATGTAGTTTGTCATAGTAGTTGCCTACACTTGCTGCCATGCCAACAATCTCCTCGGTGTCATGAATTGTGTTGAACACATCCTTAGGCACGTTGTAGATATTACGGATGATGTGACTGTAGCTCTTGCTGTGAATGTTAGTTTCAAAAAAGCCCCAATTATACATAAGTGCTTCAAGTTCAGGCAATGAACATACAGGAGTGAATACCTGTGTTGGACCACGACCTTGTAGACTATCTAATGCAGTTTGGCGTAGCAGATTACTAGTGAAAATATGCTTGATAGCATCACTGGCTTCTTTAAAGTCGTTACTGTCTTTGGTCAAGCTGACTTCTTCTGGTTGCCAAAAGAAACCTCGGGCAGTTGTATCAAAGTCTGCAATTTTTTTGTATTTGACTTCTTCAAAACGTTGGATAGTCACAGGACCGGCTGGGTCTAGAAACATCTTACGACTTAGATAGTCTGTCTTTGTTGTTAAATTATATTGTGCTTTACTCATTTTAATATTTTCCTGAAGCAAGTACTATCTTGCAAATGTGTTCTAATCTTTCTATGTGTTCGTATGCTCGCCACGGGGTGTTGCCAATAGCTACTACGCCGTGTCCTTTGATTCCTACTATATCAAACTTAATGTTGCCTTCTCGGTCAAGCCCCAAGTTACGATGACACGCTTCGCCTAATTCTTCACTGATAGGAGCAACATCGCCTACGTTGGGTGCTACTTTAGTATATCGATTGAGTTCTGGAAAACTATCACTAATAGTTCCTAAGTCAATACCGGCATGCATGGCCGCAATACAGTACGTGGGATGAACATGAACTACTACACGTACATCGTCCTTGTGTTGACCCATTTCTTTTTGTAAGCCAAAGTGTAGGGGCATTTCGCCTGTGGGCTCTAAACTGCATGACAAGTCTGTTTGTTCAATAACTGCCCATGTGTGATTAAAAACACTAGTACCATTACCACTATTAATGCTTCTCCAGATTTTAATCTTTTTAAACATCTCTGGTTGCATGTTCTGTTTACGCACACCACTAGGTGTTACATAAAAGTGATCACGATCATGATGTCGAATAGAAATGTTACCATCTCTACTGGTAATCCAATTGCGCTTGTAAGCGTCTACTAATATATCACAACAAGTTTCTAACATTATCTTTATACCCTAAAACTTTCACCACATCCACAACGATCACGTTCGTTGGGATTGTTAAATTCAAATCCCTCATTAAGGCCCTGGCGGACATAATCAATTTCCATATTGTCCATATAGACTAAGTCTTTACCATTCACATAAACCATTGCACCATTACTCTCATACTTAAACCAATCACGAGTAACTGGCGGCACATCTATATATTCTAACACATACGCCATACCACTGCAACCGGTAGTTCTTACACTGACCTGAATCCCAATGCCTTTGCCACGTTTTTCTAAGTTGGCAGAGATTTTCTTAGCGGCTATTTCTGTTACGGTAATCATCTATGGCGGCCTTAATAGCATCTTCTGCTAGAATACTACAATGTATCTTAACTGGGGGTAGGGCTAGTTCTTCGGCGATTTGGCTGTTCTTAAGGTTAATAGCATCATCAATATGCATACCCTTAACCCACTCTGTAACCAAACTCGAACTGGCGATTGCTG